TCTTTACCCTGCCAAAATGGTCTCGGACCGGCTGGAGAATATTTTCACACAATGCTTTTAATTTTTCTATCTGCTCTGCACTAGGATTATTGTTAATACCCATACGTATAGCAGTGTCTGATTTAGTCAGCTCTGAGAGAGTGAAGTTCCGTGTAAGATTCATTGTAAAAATTTTTTAATAATTTAAAAGTTTATAATCCTTATAATAATAATTTTTAATATACCCAATTTGTTTATTATTTAAAGTAATATTATTAGAGGCTTGATTAATAAAATCTAATTTATTGGCTAAATTTGTAATGTTAATATCAAAATTATGCGATAACCAATCAATAAATTTATTATTAAAATTATCTTCAAATCTCCATATTTTTGTTTTGTAATCTATAAAATTTATTTGAGGTGCAAACCAATTTGTTCTATTGTTTAAATAAAGATTACTAACTGCTTCATCAAAACAACTTTGACTACTGAACATATTACTTATTTTTTCTTCATCTAATTTCCAAGTTCCTCTAACCATTGAAACAAATCTATCTACAGGATCTCTAACAATACAAAATTTTTTAAAAGATCTGTAATTAGTAAGCAAACAATATTCAGGATAAGTTAAATGAGGAGCTTCTTTTTCTCTAAATATAAAATTAAAATCAAAAATTTTAATTTTTTGATTACTTAGTTCTAATGACTTATGTACAAATCTACCTGCTGTTCTAGGTATATGTATGAAATATACTTTATTATTTATAATCATTGTAACATGTTTAAAAGCAACGCCATAATTATAGCGCCACCGCCCATGATAATCATTCTTTCAATTCTAGTTATTCGATCTTTTACTTCTTTAATTTGTTCAAAGGTCTGCTTTTGCATTATCCTGCAAAGCTTTTCATGAGATTCTATTCTTTGTAATGCTGATTTTTTCATTATGTTTTTCTCGCTATTACTTGTTCTGATGGTGATAGTAATGCCTGTTGTGTTCGTGTCAAGTTAGTTGTTGGATTAATTTGTTGTGTTGTTCTTACTCTTGGCTGCGGTGTATTTGGTAATGGTGGTGTTTGTATTTTAACTTCATCGTCTGGTGTAACTAAATCCCTAATAACTCTTGTGCCTTTTCGTAATATTTTTTTAGTAAAGCCCTCATCTCTTACTGGATCTCCATTTTCATCTTGTAAAATATTTCCTTTTTTATCTAATTTGTAATCAAATTCTTCTGGATTATATTCATTACCTTTTGTAAAAAATTCTTTGTCTTCATACTCATCAATAACATCATCCAATTCATCTTCTGGAAATACAAACTCTTCGTTTAATCTGTATCTAAATTTATTATTTGTAAAATCTTCTATTTCTTTTTCTAATGTATTTATTTTTGTTTCAAATCTTTTTTTAGAATAGTTAACTGGAGTAAACTCTCCATCCATTAAAGCATTAACTAACTTTTTACTTGTGCCTGATTTAATCATAATTTCTTCAATTGTATCTTCGTCAAGGTCTAATAGTTTTAAATCTTGTATTCTAATAAACATGTCTTTTTGTATTCTAAACGCTTCTTCCTGCATTTTTGTAAATGTTCTAACCATATCAGATGGTGTGTTATCTTGGTAATTATCTACATTATAAAAATTTTCATTTTCATCTGTAGCTCTTAGCTTTCTATTCATATCAGATGTAAAATATCTCAAATCTTTTTTAACATCAATTCTAATAACTCTTGTACCAGCAAACAGTGCAAGTAATTCATCTTTTAGCTCTAACGGTTTACCACCTTTTGTTAAATCTTTTGATACAGCTCCACTAATTTTGTCTACGTTAACAAATATACCTGGCTTAACTCCATCTATTATATAAGCAATTGATTTTGCAAGAGCATCACCGGCACTATCAGAATCAGAATAAACTGTTCCACCTTGTGCTTTTCTACCTTTTCTTGTTGTTACATCTATTAGTCTATCATAACCAATTGGTTCTGTAATAAATGGATTTAATAAAGTTATTAAAGGTCCATCCTCTGCAAACATTAATTCTAAAACGTAGTCTCTTGTTTGTTGTGGATTTAATTTTTGTTGACTTGCTTTGGCTAATGCTGACGCCATTGGAGCATATAAACTATCGTATGGTGAAAAATAAGAATAGTTTATTGCTGCAGATTCTCCGTCTTTCCAGCCTTTGATCGGTAACAAACTTGAATTTTTATCCCAAGGGGCTGCTGATGATCTTTTATATGCATCCCACTGTGCACTTGTGCTATTAGTTAAAAACTGTGCTGTCTGCACTATTCCTGTGCCTCCAGCGTATAAAGTCATAAAACCACCTAATAATCTTCTAAGGCCCATCTGTCTAACGGTTGGGTTATTACTTGAGGCTTGCTTTAATCCAAAGTTTACAATGTTTGCTCCTGTTCTTAATATCTCAGCAGGAAAAGATACAAAAGTTCCTAGAGGTAATTTTCTTAAATTTTGTATAACAGGTGGAACTTTAGAATATGTTGGATATGTATTTCTAATTGAATAAGCTGCTGCCTCATCTAATGCATCATCAAAAGTTTTTATTTGTCCTGTTATAGGATTTCTTTCAACAAACTCTTGTCCCATTTCTCTAAAGTAAGATTTAATATCATCAATATTCTTAAGACCCTGTGATAGTATACTTCTTTCAAATTCAAAACCATAAAGTTTCCATAAATTATCTCCCCCTGCATAAACTCTAGCCACCTTGTCAGTAGGTGTTACTTTAATTAATCTATCAAATAATTTATCTGAAGTTCTTATTTCATTTTTTTTTAAAGAGTTCATTATTGCTTTTAATTCTGATGCCACTACGTTTTCATCCCACACTCCTAAACGAACTAATCTTTCAACATAATTATTAAATGCAACTTCATCTATATTTTTTTCACCTGCTTTAAATATATCATCCAATACTATTTTAATTGCATTTGTAACACTTGCGTTACCACCAATGTGACCATTCATGAGTGCAAAGAAAGCAGCTGATGACACATTTCTTACTTGCGTTTGTGGAGAGTATAAAGTTTTACCAACTTGAATTGTAACTTTACCTTGCATAATTTCTCTGTAAACAGGAAAAGCAACTAAATCATCTAAAAGTCCACCAACACCTTGAAACATTTGAACATAATCTGGATCTGCATATAAATTCATTAAATCAGATTTCATATGTCTACCTAACCTAGGTAGTTTTTGTATTTTTTGAGCGTTTAATACACCTGCATTAATAGCTTCTTCTAACGAATTAAATAACCAACCATTTTTTAAACCAGATCTTGCAATAAAATCTGCCGCTCTTTTGTTTGACATTGCAGATATCATTTCTGCGGTTGTGCTGCCAACTACCGCTTTTAAATTTTTTTCTTCACCTAATAAACTTTTAACAGTTGTTGGTAGTTCTTCTCCTGTTTTTAACATTCTATAATCTTTAAATCTTAAAAGTTTTGCAATTTCTCTAAGTTGTATTAAAGGATTTTTATTGTCAGCTCTTCCTGTTCTTAAAACAGACTCTACCATCATTTTTCCTGACTCTCTGTAAGCCTCTTCTGTGTTTAATTTAGGAAAAGTATTTTTAGCAGTTATTCTTAAATCTTTGTTTTTTTTAACTACGTTTTTAGTTACCCAATCAACAGCAGCATTATATATTTTTTGATCTGGTGCATAATTAGGATTTGTAAAAGTTGCAAATGATTTAACTAAATAACTATTAATTCTACTAGCTTCTATATTAGCTAATTGTTTTGTAAGAGCATCTGCTCTTTTATCTTTTGGTAAAGACTTTTGAAACTCTTTCATTATATTTTGTATTTCTTGTTTTAAATCTACAGATAAAAGTTGTAATTCTCTTGGTAAATCTTCTTTTTTAAGTTGACCTCTTAAAAATTCTTCTATTTGATTAAGATAATGTTTTTGTAATGCAGGTGAACTATTTGCTTTGTTATAATTATTTTCAAAACCTTTTGCTAAATTATAAGCTTTTTTCTCTAAAGCCTCCATAGTTCTGTCTAATTTTCTAGCTCTACCTTTAATAAACAACATTACTTTTTCTGATACACCCTCAATATCTTTAGGTTGTTTACCAAAAGATCTAAATGCTGAAAGTATGTTATCTAATCTTTTAATAACTCTTTTTTCTCTCGCTGGGTTTGTCACAGAATATAATCTCCATTTTTCAAAAGGAGGTAACTGTTTTACAATTTTACCAGAAAAAGCAGATACAATTGTTGGAGCTAGAGCTTTGGTTAATACATAATTAGTTGCATTTCTAACTAATTTTGCACCACCCGCTATTGCTGGTTTAACAGCCTCTCTTGATCCAAGATATGTAACAGGTCTAAATACTGCATTGTTTATACCCTTAGCCCCTAAACTAGCTGTTGTTTTTACAAATGGTGCAAGACCAAATTTATATCCAAGCTGTAAACTTTTACCAACAAGAGGGAAACCAAAACCAATTAATGATCCTTCTGCACCATATTTAATTTTATTTCTAAATTCTGCCGCAGCTTTTTTTCTTCCAGTTAAATTTTTTGTTGACTCTGGCTCAAAAAATATAGATCGTCTTCCTGGTTCAGATGCTAAAAAATCTGTTGAACCCACAACGGTCATACCTTCTATAGCTCTATATCCAATAGTGCTTATCTTTCTTTTATTAGCTCCTTTAATTTTTTCTATTGCTTTTTTTAATCTACCTGCTGTTTTTGTTCTATTAACAATTTTTTGTATTACAGCACCGGGTACACCAAATTGTGTTAACAATGCAATAAGATCACCACGCCATGTTTCCGGTTGAGTGGGTTCTCTTTCTTTCATAAATTCATTAAACTTACTTAAAAAATTTGTGTTAGTAGCAAGGTCTGTGCCACCAAATAATATTGTACCTACACCCAAACTTAAATCAAAAGAACCTGCTTCAACACCTTTTCTTATCTCATCCCAACCAGATATATAATCTTTTTCATCTTTACTTTCTAATAGGTCATTAATATTTACAGGTGGTAAACCTTTGTCTTTCCTTGTTTTATCTATACCTCGTTGCACATTAAGTTTAAGAGCAGGATCTAAAAAAAGTGAAAAACGAAGAAGACTACTATCTTTTGCATCTTTGCCTTTAAATGATTCTATAATTGGTCTTATATATTTAACAGGTGGTGTAGGTTCACCAATACCTTCTAATGCAGATAAAAAACTTTTTTGAAAATCATCAAGATCTCTTATCTCACCCGGCTTTGTATCAATTTGTTCTTGATCTTTTTTAAATCGCTCTAAAGCAGTATCGGCCATGTTATGCCTCCTGCGGTAATACTAAATTAACACTGTATTTTTGATTAAATAAATCTACGTCTTGTTGAGTTGCAATCGTTGCAAAATCTTCTAACGCTTCTGGACTTTGCGCTATAAGTCTAACTACATCATCAGATATTTCTCCTGGTAATCTAGCTCTTAATGTTGCAAAATCTATCTTTGGTTCTTCTGCTGTTCCTTGGTCCATGGTCATTGCTCCACCACCCGTTTGATATCCGGCTCTACCACCAGATGCCATACCTTCATCTTCTTCTACCTTTGGTACACTTTGAAAAAATTCTGCATATTGTCTATATGCTTCTTTTAATAATAAAGGATCGTCACTGCTAGTGTATTTATCTATCATTTGACCTGGATTATTAGGATCAGGTATTTGTTCATTTTTTAACGTTTTAATAATACCTTTTAATACATCTTCTGCAAAATCAGTTTGTTGCATTAATGATTTACCAACAGCATTTTCTTTTGATAAATAATTTAATCTAGTTTCTTTTTGATCTAATTGATTTCTTAATGTTTGATTCTCTGGATCTTTTTTTAATTTTAACCTAAGGGTGGTTATTTGTTGCATTGTGTTTTCAATATCATTTGCTATTTGTAATTTAGCATATGTTTTACCACTTGTTCCACCAGCAGCTTCACCTTTAGCTTCTATTAATGTTGAAAACAAATCTGCATCAGTTGCAAATTGTGTTGCTCTTTGTGTATCTTGATCTTTAAAAAATTGTTGTGTTGGTTCTTTAAAAGCCGCAGCTGTTGTACCTAACAAACCACCTTGTGGTGGTCGTGATAATAAGTCCATGCCTCCAGAAATTAACAGTCTGTTTATAGCAGCAGATTGAGGAATAGTATATCTTGGAAACATTTCTTTTGCTTGTAAAAATTCTTCTCGCGTTGGTAATACATCTACAAGACCTGTAGGATTTTTATATCCTTGTCTTGGTTTATCAAGTCCTGATGTAATGCCAGTCCCTGCTGATCCACCTATTCGAAACATTGGTCTTTTTAATACTCTGTTCATAATTAACTAATAAATCTTGCAAACGGGTTTTTGTTTGTAACTGTTCCATATATACCAGCAAGAGTTGATCCAACACCCAATGCAGTTTGTAATGGTGTTGGGTTAGGTGTAACTGTTTGTTGTGTTTGTGCAGGATAGCCACCCATAATTCCTGTTACTTGTGCAGCAAATCTATCTAATTGTTCTTGAGGTAAAAATGCTGCTTGTCTTGTTGCTTCTCTTTGTGCATCAAGTTGAGCTTGTGCTTGAGCTTGGTTCAATGCGCCCAATGTTCCAAGTTGTCTTACGTCTCCACCAGTTAATGCTTGTTGTTGTGCTCCTAGGGCCGCTTGTTGTCCAGCTAATCCAGATTGGAATGCACCTAAACCTTGTGTTGCTCCTGCTAGACCAAATCTATTTTGAATGTCTTGTTGTCTAGCACCCATTGCTTGACCAAAACCTTGTTGCAAGAGTCCTGCTTGTAATAATGCACGTTCTCTTGCCGCCCCCGTACCAAACTCGGCGAGTTGTACGCCCGCTCGACCAGCGCCGAGCACACCCAAAGCTGCTTGTTGATCTCTTATCTGTTGTTCTTGTATTTGTTTATTACGATCAAACTCTGCCAATGAAGCATCAATTACTTGTGCTTGAAACGGTGACATAAAATCTGTTATTTGTTGAGTTGTCGGTGCACCTGTAGGTATATCACCTAATTGTCCAAGAGCTACGGTCCCCAAACCGCTAGCTAAAGTTGCTTGTGTTTTTGCTTGATCTAAAAAAGGTTGAAATGAGCCTATACCTGCTTGTGCAACAGTTTGAGCTTGTTGTTGTAGTGGATCTTGTGCAGCTACTTGCGGTGCAAGTCCTGCAATACTTTGTTGTCTAGTTGTAAATGCTTGAGCCGCATCTTGTCTTGCTTTAAAATCTGCTGCAGATTCCCCTGGTTGCTGTGTTATACCAGCTATACCTGTTGCAACAACAGGTACACCAGATTGTGCCGTAACTTGTTTTGCTAAGTCCTGACCTAAATCTTGTACGAATTGTGCAGGTAAATTTTGTACAGTTTGAACAGCCATTATAATACTTCCTCTAATCTTTGTGATGTTTGAAACATACGTCTAGCGCCTTCTAA